AGATTAGTGTGAAGCATTGCTTCTTGTATCTGGTCAATAATTTCTTGTGTTAGTTTCATTTGATTCTAGTTGATAATCTCTCGTCTAATTTGTCAGTAATGCCAAGTCTCTCCATTTTATCTTTCATTCTCTCCTCTCGGAAATCATCAAGGTTATTAATAATAAGACTAAGTTTTACGTTTGCTTCTTTCAGATGTTCATTATCAATGAATAGTGAACTGTTGAGAAGTTTCATCACAACTAATGATGTAGGGATTGCTACTAAAACCCCTGTGAAGAATGATGTAATCATTTTTTAAAGACTCCTAACTTTGTTAAAAGATAAAGTGCTAAGATTGTCCAAAAGACAACTTCTAATCCGATGTTGTTCATTAATACTTCTCCAAATCACATTCTACTAGGATTTCTCCCTCACATTTTTTTGATATTGGAGGGCCTACTTTTTCCTGTAATACTTTAAGTTCTTTTGCACCATCTCCTTTATCATAAGGAATTGGTGCATTGTGCAAACAAACACGAATGATTTGCATTTCTTCTGGAGTGAAAAAGATTTCTTTTTGCATTAGATTCCTAATAATTTGCGTTGACGATTAAAATAATTATGCAGTATCCAAGAACTACTATTAATCTTATCAGTTCCACCCACACCATATTCAAATATAACATTTTCATGATTAGCAAATCCCATAGTTTCTGGAGTATTACTAAGTCCTCTATCACCACCATTGCAAAATACAACTTGCTTAGATATTTCTAAGCATTTTCTAATTGCACCCTTTGCAGTATCATCAGAATCATCCCATGATATCACAGCATCTACCATATCGAGATGACGAATAATATCTGCTCTTTCAGTCCAAGATAAAAAGTATTGTCCTTTCTTTCTTTTAAGCCAAGGATCTCCATTCAATCCAACAATTAGATAATCAGAAAAATCTTTTGCTCTTTCAAAATATCTTAAGTGACCACTATGTATTGGATCAAATCCACCTGTAACAAGACTGACTTTATCAAAGATCATTCCACAAATGTTGAATCGGGTTCAAGTGCAATAAAGTAAGTTAGATTATGATTCTTATTTACAAAACGAGCAAGTAATTTCTTAGATATAACGACCTCATAAGTACCAGGAAATATTTTAATATTCTCTACCTTAAAGTTGAATGAAAACTCTTTATCTGTTTCTCCAACAATCATACCAGTTTTAGTTGATGTGTCATTCTTCTTATCACGAACAACCATCTTAACAACTCCATTTTCACCCACAACAGATAAGTCAGAACATTGATTAACTGCTGATATTTTAAGAAGACGAATCAAAGTATCATGATCTAGAATAAAACATACATCTTCACTTGGAAGAGTTAAAGTTTTTTCTGGAGGTGTAATAATTACACTTGGGTCTGCAAAAAAGTATTCAGTTTCAAAATGCTTTCCATCTACAATTTTAACAAAAGATTTGTTTGTAAAGTCCAATTCTGGATTTGCACATAAAGATACATTGTTTAGGAATTGAACAAGATCATAAATTGCAAAATCTTTTGGAAGATCTTCTTCAATCTCTGCTTCTGCAAGAATATTTTTCATCACAGACATTGTGCGAAGAGACTTTCCTTCTTTAAAAAGAATAGATTGATTAATAGAAGAAAAGTTTTTTAATAAGTTAAATGTTTTTTCAGATAATTTCATAGATTCAAGAGATTCACTAGTTTGAAAAGTTTGCATAATTAAGGCATTTGATCGAAGTTTCCAGATGGCATAGATGGTTCTCCATAATGTCCATCAAAGTGTGCTAATAGCATAGCATAATGTATGACTTTTAACAAGTCTTTCTTATTCTTTCCGTCTTTATTTCCATACCTACTTCCATATTTCAAGATATTTGCCTGACAAAAAGCAGCTGCTAAATCTTTTGATGCCATCAAATCAATTGTTTGAACCTTACGAAACTCGTGTTTCGATCCAGTGTAGTGACCTTGATAAGTTGAAGATACATACTCCTCAATATCTTTTAGAATTTGTTCTTCATGATATTTGTATTGATGATTTCTTTGTGGTTCATAATTAAAATGATGTGATCTCTGATCATCTACATCTGCCATAAGATCTATTTCATAATCTAAACCATCATTCTCATAACCATAAAAATTTTCATGAGAGGCAGTATTTCCACCACCAACTACAAACTCAGCCCTTGCTCGATCTACAGGATCAGTAAAAGGATTTTCTGCATTCGGATCATTACGTTTGTAATCATACCATGCATCTGAATGCTCTTCTTTATCAGTCATAATAGGATAATCCTCATCAAATGTTCCATCTAAAATAGATGCTGCTAAACTCCATGCATTAACCATAGGTAAATAGGAAATCGTTTACGAGACTCTCTGCCTTTTCTTTTCCAAACTTACCACTCAGATATCCTGATACTGGATCTAGTTTGGTCATGTATGCATCAAAGTCTTTATACAAACTGGTATCATTTCCAGTCGGTTTCTCTAATTCTAACATATCCTTAAACTTTGTCAAGTAAGTTCTAAACATTTCAAGATGTTCATCTACCTCTGCAAAGGTACACTTGACCACATAGATATTCTCTGAGAAATGATTACCAGGTTCAAAGAAACGAATATCTCCATCTTGTTTTGGTAAACCATCAACAGAGAACAAATAGTTTTCTACAGGATGTTGGAAGTCAAAGACAATAATGACCTTCTTGTCAAAGAATCCCATAAGATCCATACCAAAACATGGAAGATTACTGCCTGTTTTAGGATAGATGATGTTGTTGTATATGCAAGATTTTTCATTCCAGATCTCCACTTCTCGTGACTTAATTATATATGGTGTTGTATATGTTTTTGCGGTCAAGTGTGTACTTTTTGACTCCCATGTAGCCCAAACGCTCCCTACTGCGTTATGCAGAGGAAGCGTTTCGTGTAGTATTTCTTTGTAATTTTTCCAGAGATTCATCTACTTAAAAATAGAATAAGACCACGAGTGAACATCACTGTGTATACAATTAGAAAAATCCATAGCACTGTCATACTAATTCGGTTTTCTAGATTACCTCTACGGTATCTAACTGGAGCAGGATTATTCCAGTTAGATCTCATGTAGGTGTTAGGATCAATTCTGTGCTTCATTCTTGTCCTCATACATTGCATCTTCCTTTGCATCTAGTTCAAAGTCAGCATCTACTTTGTCATATAACTCAAGGAATGATTGCTTTGTCTCATCATCAAATCTGTTGATACAAACTTGAATTGCCTTTTGCTTATTGTTAAAGATTGAATATGCACGAAGAATATGAATCAATCTTCTTGTACTGATGATCTCTTCGATACCACCATCGTAGAATGTCTTACGAATGATGTCACCCCAATCAACTAATCTCTTACAGAAATCAGCATCCTTAACACCAAGAGTCGCAGCAATCTTTGCTAAGATCTTGTTCTCTGTTACTGGGGTTGGGTAGGACTGCTCGAAGGTGACTGGGAATCTTTCGAGGAATGCTTCATTGAGCACGTTAGTTCCAATAAATCGTCCATCGTCTGAACCTTTACCCTTAGTATTTGCGGTGGCAATGATGTTGAATCCTCCTCTTGGTTCAACGAATCTTCCAATCTTTTTAAGGAAAACACCATTTCCCTCAAGGACGCTTTGAAGGCAGAGGATCTTGTTAGAGGCAAGGTCGATCTCGTCAAGGAGCAAGATTGCACCTCGTTCAAGTGCTTCGATGACTGGGCCATTGTGCCATACGGTTTCGCCATTAACAAGACGGAAACCGCCAATAAGATCATCTTCATCTGTTTCAATAGTAATGTTTACACGAATAATTTCTCTATTCAATTGAGCACATGCTTGCTCAACACCAAATGTTTTTCCGTTACCTGATAATCCAGTTACGAAAACAGGATAGAATAACTTAGATGCAATAACTTTTTTAACGTCATTGAAACTACCAAACTTGACAAATGTATCGTCTTTGCTTGGAACTAAATTATTCTCAACAGCAGGTGATGCAGAAGGAGACTTGAAAGACTTTTCAATATTCTCTACAGACTTTTTGGTAACTGTAAGATTCCACTTGCCTGGACTAACTCTGTACTTTTTGATTTTTTTGGTTACAGTTGCGTATCCAATGTTATTCATTAAAGCAAAAGCACGAACATCAGCAGCTGTAAATTCATTACCGTATGTGCTTTTCAATCCATCGATTGCTTGCTGTTCTGTCATTTTGAGTTCAAATGGTGCAAATGTTTTGTTTGTCATGATGTAATTTGTTTCGTTACACCTATTATAATGCACCCAGATATAATATCTATAACAAATGTGACAGTTTAATAACTGGATTCCATCTGTTCTACCTTATCTGCCTCACAACAAGAATAAGTTAAGTCTTCTGTCCAGTAAGACTTATATATTTTATTCCATACAACATCAAACTCCTCTTGATTCAAATTCTTAAACAGACATTTATCCTCTAAGTAGATGTGGTAAGATTTCATCATTCTTGTTTCTTTAGTTCGTCTTCCAACTCTTTAACTAATGCTTTCTTATTATGTCTACGATCTAGTTCGATACCCAATTCTCTACCAAACTCCTCCAACTCTATCTTAGATAAAGATTCCAAATCAACTTGGCCTTCATCAGAGTCACCCTCTACTACATCAGGTTCTGGTTCTACTGGAACTGGTGGTGTGGGTGGAGTAACATTACCACCCAATAAATCGCCAAATCTACTCATGGGTTCTCTCTAATTATTGCAAGTATTTATCATGCCACCAATTCTATAAATTCACTCAATATCTTTTTGTTCATCTTCTTACCTTTTAGAGTCTTAGCAAATGCTCTCTTGATATCTGCCTTTGATGCATCGTCTTTAACTTCAAACTCTGTATCATTACTCAAAGCACTGGATGACAATCCAAAGTAAGTATGATATCCAGAAGTCTTGATTGATGCAGTCTTTGTGTTTCTCCAGTTCACTCTTGCTTTGATTAGATCTTGACCTTCAAGATACATGCTTAAGAAACTATGAGTATCACTAGAAGTTAGAATACGAATACCAATGAAATTCATATCTTGGAACTTGTCACGAAGATTTCTTAGGAATGCATCTGTATACTGAGGACTATGGTAGTATGAACCTCCTCCAAGATCATATGTCCTTCCAGTTTTACGACATCTTAAGAAACAATTTCTTCTTACACTACTGTTTCTTCCTAAGTATGTTTCTGTTGGGTCATCCATTCTAGTATGCTCAGAATGATATGCTAGAGGGTGTCCTTCACCATCAGTTAGAATTACACATTGAACTTTTTGTACATTGTTTTCCTTTTTGAATGCTGGAAGAATATCGTGTAGTGCTATCATAGTCTCATGTAAAGGAGTTCCAGATAGACTTAGACCTAAAGGTGTTCTATAAGACTTATCGTCATGATAATAATATGACCCAAAGTTATCTGCAATTCTGAATATGGTTTTCATTTGCTTATCCAAAACCTTACCTTTAGTTTTACTTGTGAACATATTCATTAGTGAAAACTTTTTATCAACTTCAAAATCATTTGCTTTGATTTCTGTTAACTCTGCATACCCATCTTCACTAACTAGAGTTTTTGGATAGCAGATAGTAAATGCATAAACTTCAAATGGAATCTGAACTTTCTTACAAAACCACATTAAGTTGAATAACTGCTTCAATGTATCTGACATAATACGAGACATCGAACCAGACCAATCAAGAATGAATACAAGGCCATGATTCTTACCATCAGGTAATACTGTAACCTTCTTGAATAGATCTTCATTGAATTTGTATGTATGAAGAACTCCTGTATTTAAGATACCAGTTCTTGAAGTTGTTGCACGAGCATATGCATCAGCAGACTTCTTACACTCAAATTCTTTGACAAGGTAGTTAACTTCTTTCTGTGCAGACTTTTTGAACTCAAAGAATCTTTTGTCTACTTCACTGAATACAGAATCCTCATGAGCTTCTTTCCATTCTTTATCAATTCTTGAATGAAGATCAGAATTGTTAACAATAACTTTATCTAAGTCTATCTTTGGAATCTCAATGTAGTTAGTATCTTTGTAATACTCATTGGTATCTACAAGGTCTTTGAGTGACTCTTGAAGAGCTTTGTCTGTCTTTACATCAAGACTTGATTCTCCTCCAAGTGAACTCTGAGAACCACCAGTCTGAGGTTGAGTCTGAGGTTGAGGTGTATCTCCTCTGGTCTGTGTCTCCTCTGTCTTGACATTTCCACCTTCTGCTTCACCTTCTTCTTCTTTTGATGGATTAGTTTGCATCTCTGATTCAGTTTCTCCATCTGAACCGTTTCCTTCAAATGGAATACCTTGTGGTGTAATGTCTTCTACTTTGTCTTTCTCTCTCTGCTCATCTTGTGTTTTGCAGAAATTATGTAAATCTTCTGATACTCTCA